CAACAACAATCTCAAACGATGTTCCCACTGCCTCGTCGGTAAAAGCAGCACCCAGTTCAGCACCAGTTGGTGTTGTCAAGGTACGGTTTGCCGTCGGTGTCATCGTGTAAACGGTGACTTGGTTTGCAGCCAAGTTTGCTGCAGTTTGTACAGTTGCAGCATCAGTTGCTGCAACAATGGTTGCTCCCTCACTTCGTGCAACGAATGCTTCCAAACGCTTGCGTGAGAGTGCACCATCTGTGCTATTTGCTAATAGTGGCATTTTGATTTCTCCTTATTGGTTAGTGGTCTTAGGCGGTCTTAGCAGTGAGTTTGCCCTGCTTAGCACGGTTGCGGACAGTCAAGTTGCCGTAGCACATGATGAGCGCATAGCGAGCATCAACGTCTTCAGGCTTGATGAATTCAGTCTGTGCAAACCACTTGCTTGAGTGACCAACCAAGGTGATGTACTTGCTGTTGAGGAAGAAGAAGTTTCCTGCTGGGCAATGTACGTCGTACATTACTGGAGCAGCCTTAAACAACAGGTTCTGGAATCCAGCATCTGCAGTCTTGGTGTCAGTAAAACGGAGGTTTGGTTGCAACAGTGCTTCGTACTTTTCAAACAAAGTCTGGGTTGTCAACAAGGTGTCTGGGTGGTCGTTACCAACCGAAACGCTGTTGTAAGCCGTTGACATTTGTGCAAGCGTCAAAGCGGTTGCAGTTGATTCAACATATGACTTCCAGAAGGTGTTGCCAGTTGCGGTGCTGTCAATGTTTCCAACAGTTCCGGTTGCAGCAACGAGGTTAGCAAGACCGTTCCAGTCTTTTGTGCTGTTGCCAGTTCCGTCTGAGAAGAACATCTGGTTAAATGATTCACGCATTGACTCTTCAGCCTGCATGATTTTTGCTTCCAACAAGTTGATGATTTCTTGGTCACCGTTGTTCTTGGCTTCTTCAATGCCAGAAATTGAGATAGATGCAGCGTACTGCTTCCAGTCATATTCTGCCGAAGAGATACCTTCTTGTGGGGTGAGGGCAAGTGAATCGTAACCACTGTACGAAGACACAGTTGAGTTCTTACCGTAGATAAGAGGTTCAACAATCTTGGTACCGCCGTTAAGCATGCGGATACGACCCTTGTCCATAAGGGTGTAGGTGAGTGGACGTGCAGTGAAAACGTTGTCAGTCAACTGCGAACGGTAGTTCGCAAGTGTTGTACTGAGCAGCGCATCAAAGTTACTATTGGCTGATGCCATAATGATTTCTCCTTGGGTTTAATTGCTAGACACTATGTTGCCGTTTTGCGGCTTCAAAAGCATCACGCAGTGATGTGATTGGTTTTGCTGATACATCTGCACTTACCGATGTTGCCGTATTACTTACAACTGACGCTTGACGTTTTGCTTGAGTAATGTTCTGCTGTTCTACTTGCTTGTTTTCACGAGCCTTACGAACCGCCATAGCATCCTCATACACTTGGTCAAACGCAATTTGCTTATATACCGCTTCCAAATCAGTTGAACCAATTGCTAATGCTTTTGCTACAACTTCATTGGCATCGAAATCGTTGCCGTATCGTGTTTGAAGCGACTGCACAGTTCGTTCCAACTCATCCATTGCCTTTTGTTGTTCAAAGGCTTGGATTCGTGTTTCCAACTGTTTGTATTGCTTTTCCATCGGGTCCATATACAGGTCTTCTTCAGAAGGTGTCTGCTGTACTCCGTAATGTTGTGAAAGCAAATCCAAAGTACTTTTTGGGTCTTTTTGCAAGGCTTCTTGCAAAGCAGCACCAAATTGTACTTGTCGCTTTTGCTCGCTGAGTTCCTGAGTCTTGCGGGTATAGTCCGCTTGACGTTGGTATCCAGAAAGCGCCTCTTTCAATGGAACCTGAAGTTCTTCTCCGTTAACGGTTACAGAAACATATTTGTCTCCGTATTCGTCAACTGGAAGTAAATCAATTTCCTCTTGAGTGAGGTTTTCAACTACATCCCCAACTTCCTGTGATTGTCCCAATTCTTCTGGGGTCACTTGGTCATCTGTGATTTCATTGCCGATTATGTCGCTCATAGCGCTGAGTCCTCCAAGGGTTGCTCTATTAGTAGGTTTATTTCGTTACCTATGCCATTTGTGGCGAAGGCATATTTGGCTGCTGTTGACCACCAGCCAAAAGTTGTTGAAGTATTTCAGGTGGTATACCCGAAAGACTTCCACTCTGTGGCATCTGCGGAGAACCCTGAGGTGCTGCCTGTAATGCCCCTTGAGGAGGCATTCCACCCTGAGGTGGCATTGCCTCTGGCGGTGGAGGACCACCGTTAGGACTAATTTGTTGAGGAGGCAAAGATGGGGTCATCACGAACGATGCTGCGTTTTTGATTCCAAAACCATTTTGTAATACATAGTTTGCCAACTTTGGCATGTCAATAATTCCAGCAGAGGCAAACGGTGCCATTGCATCAACTACCTGCAAAGCCATTTGGCGACGGAAAGACTCATTAACCGGAGCAGTTGAACTACCTTCAATTTCATAGTCAAACTCTCCCTGAATGTAATCACGGTCAAAAGTAATCCAAGCAACATCACCGTTTGTGCCATGAACACGCACAGCCTGTTCGTTGGTCATGTACTGCTGTGCAAGCATTACAAGTCGTCGTGCACAATCAGCAATACCACGCTCAATGATTGCCAATTTATCTGCAGCACGAGAATTGGCTGCATCTTGGCTAATTGAGGCTTCTGTTGCTGTGCGTCGAATTTCAGGCATGCTTCCACGCATGTAGTCGGAAACACCAGACACTGTATTGATGTCGTTTGAAATAAGATTTGATTGGTTATAAAACTCTGGTGGACTAATGATTGCTGGCATTGGAACAATTGCATTGCTCAACCCGTCTTCAGCAATAACTGGAACCATTACGTTATCTTCATCTGATTCAAGAGCAGCACGACCATCAGCATCAAACGCTGATTCACGGTACAACCATTTACGAGCAAACCTCTTGCGATGGTTCATCATTTGTGTACGAGTTTGATTCAATTCCATCTGTAAAGGTTCAATTGCTTCCAATTCTCCCATTGGGTAAAAGTGGTCTGGAATATCATAGTTGCGCAACATTACATATGGATGACCAAATGCAAACGGCATCTCTGTCGGTGAGACAAGAAACTTGTCTCCACCATCACAGAAAATTGACATTTTTCCACGTTCAAGGTCGTAGTACTCCCAAATCTCAATGTATGCATCTTGAGGATTGTCACTACGGCGTGGGCGCAAATCTCCACGCCATTCATCAACACTCCACTTTGAATAATGCGATGGTGCTGCATCATTTCGTGCTGAAGAGTTATAGCGTTTATCTTTTTTTACATCTTCAAGTGGTCTGCGGACTCTTTGTGCAATCCAACGAATATCGGACATTGAGGTAGCATCTGCATCAACAAAAACATCAAATGGTGAGATACGTTCAACAAAAGGTCTATCTTCTGTAATAATTAAATCTGATTCAGTAATTGATTCCGATGTAGCCAGTTCATCGCTATTATCGTAATCTTGTTTGCTTTTTTCAACAAAACGATAACCAGTTTTAAGCCAACCATGACCAATAATAAGCATGTCTTTAACCGAACGACGAAACTCACGTTGACATTCAAAATGTCTCCACCAATAATTAATAATTTCTTCTGTAATTACAGCCTTGTCGGTATCTTCGAATTTTTTTGCATTTACAGTAATTTTTGGATGGTTAACAGAAATACTTGGTGATATTACGTTAATAGTGGCGAATGCCATGTTGATAAGCAAACGGTCTTCTGGCATTTGCGTCTTGTAATGTTTACCACGATACATGTCAACCATTCGTGCCCAAAGGTCGTCATAACGTTCTTCACGCCTCCAACGGCGTGATTGTTCAATTTTGTTTCGGTATTGGGTTATTAGTTCTTGATTAGATATACGTGCCATTATGGTCCTTACTTCGTAGAAGCCGTTAACTGCCAACGCCATTTTTTATGCATGTCATCACGCTCTGCAAGAAAATTACATATTCCTTGTTCGTTTGCTTTTGTGGCAAGTTTGAAACATGAATCAATCGTTTTAAGAATTTCATCATTCATTTTCAATAATGCTTTAGCAAGGTCAATTGGGTCTGGTTTAACTTCCACAGATTTAACTGTACGAAGATTACAGAACTCCATTAAAGTAAATGGTGCATACTCTCCTAGTTTGCGAATGTCTTCAGCAATTGGGTCAATCGAACTATCAACATCTTCATAAATTGATTCAAACAAAGAATGATATTGACTAAAGTCGGGACCTTCAACATTCCAGTGATATCCATGTGCGGTAAATTTCATGGTTACTGCATCTGCTAGAAGAGTTTTTAACGCATCACTAAGATTGCTCATTGTTTTCTTCCTTCATGCCAGCCAATATGTTCGTCAAGTTTGCTACCAATTTTGTCAACTTTTGCACCAACCATCCGTAAAAGGATTTGTCCTTCGGCGTGTTGGCTGGTGTTTTCTTTCCTAAGTTTTTGTAATACAACAACAAGTGGTCCTGAGATGATTGCGACAATAATCGGGACCCAGACCATCTCCATTTCAAACCCAACGACTGCCTACTGGCTCGGCATTAATGCCAGCCTCTTTGGCTACACGGACTTGCTCATCTGCCCGTTCTTTCACTGTTGGGCCATGGAAGTCTTCTTGCCCATAAGTGAATCCAAGACGAACCGACTTGATGTGGCACTTAAAACAAATAGAGCCACGACGTGGCAATTCTGAGTCAATAAACGTATTTAGACACTCTAAACATCGAAATTCTTTCATAACTATATGCCAACTTCGTTACTCACGGCTATTAAACGCACCAATCGGTATTCTTTCTGGTCCTTTTTCTTTGATAAGAAACTTTTCCCACCACCCAAGAGTGTTTTTGGGTGGACTTGGGTCATACCTGTATTCAGGCAACCATACATGCTTAAGCATTTGGTTGGCAATTGCCAACGACATTACCCTGTCGTCGTGTGGGGAACCATGCATTTTGCCATTGGCTTCACGCACAAATGTTCGCAGTTCGGCAATGGTTGATTTATCATAAATGTCAATTGAGCCATCTCGAATGGAGGCATTCAGTTCGTCAATTGCCAAAGGCTTAGAAACCGAAGTTGTTCTCCAACCCAGTGATTCACCTGGTGTTGGATTTCTGGTATTCATCTTGCGTTGGCGATAAATGTTTTTATATGAGATTTTCTGCAAGGCTTTTAGGGTTGTTAAACCGTGGTTGTTTGACTCCACCCCAACAAGGGCATAGTTGTAGTAATACCCTAAAGCCCTAAGTATTTCTTCTCCAAAGATGTCTGGGTCAACATGCCCATGCCAATGGGCTACAAGCATTCCAGTGTCAGCAGAAATGATGTGCGCAGAACTATAGTCACCATGTCCAAGACCTTCTGCAACGTCAGCCCCAATTACATAGTTTTCGTTAATAGTTGGAAAATCCCAAATTGACAACTGTCCACCATCTTCAATAAATGTGAACACATTTTTGCCAAGTTCATTCTTAAGATAACCACGATGTGGTTCAACTGGTTCAATCAATCTAAGTGTCTCAATATCAAATACTGGACGACCAGAACGAATAAATGCTTCTTCTGGATTATCTGGATATTCCTGTGCTAACTGCCAGTCTGGAAGGTCACGCTTTTTTGCTTCATACCAATCTTGGTCACGGTCTCCAGCAGACCAAGGAAAGAAGATACCAGTAAATCTGTTTGTTTCAGTTTGTGAACCAACCCACAACTGGTGAAATATGTTTCCTTCACCGTTGGCTGTGCTTAGGCAAATAACACGACCACCAACGTCGGCAATTGGTTCAATAGATGCCCACGCTTCTTCAGCGTTGGGCAAAAACGCCATTTCGTCAATAATAACTCGATATACGGATTCACCACGAGCAGGGTCATTTCCTGAAGGTAAAGACTCAATTGACGAATCGTTAGCAAATACCATCTTTAGTTGGTTGTCTGAAAGTAAGTCTGGTCCACGCTGACGCATCCATGCAGGCATCATCTTGTATCCATATTTAGTTTTCTGCAACAATTTTGATGCTTCACGTTCTGTGCGTGAAAGCATGACTGTAAAACGGTCAGGCCAAAAGAATGTTTCCCAGAATGTAAATGCAGCAGCCAGAGTAGAGAACCCAATCTGACGAGCCTTAAGAACAATGCTGTAGCGAGATTCAATCCAAACACGCACAGTCTCTTCTTGCGCTTCACGCAAAATAAACTTAATGCGACCCCGCTCAGGGTGTCTAATCATCCAATGGGTAGAACAAAAGTGCGAAAATGCAGCCACCAATTCTTCGGTGGTTGCACCTTCACTACCTTTGCATTTTCTCCATTCCTTCTCGTTGAGAAGGTCAGTGAGTTCCATTATGCCTTCTTAGTGGCTACTTTCTTGGCTGCAATTTTTTGAGGACTTGCACCAAATGCTGCGTCAATTTCATCCTTGGTAAGAACACCATCAATGCTTGCCTTTGCAAGTGCTTCGGCAACTTTGAAAATGGAAACTGCGCCAGCAATAAGTGCTGACTTCCATACTTCTAGGTCTGGGGCAATAATCGCAGCACCAGTCACAACGCCGAGGGCGTTTGTGAGAAAAAGTGCAACAATTCTCCCTGCAATATCTTTTGCCTTATTCATTGTTCTCCTTGAACATTACGCCGAGTAAATGGATTATCACGGCTATTACGCTGATACTCCAACCTAAAGCCTTGGTTTGACCAGACAAGGTGATGAGCACCATACCGGTGCCAGCAAGTGTCCAAGTCAAAGCGTGGATTTCGGATAGGAGTTTCTTCACGCTATTAGCCCAATTCGTTACCGTTTACGTCTGCTTACTGCCACCGTCGTAGCACCAGCCGCTACAGCAATAAGGGTGCGGCGAGTGTTTACAGGCACAGAAGAGCCAACAGGAACATAATTGCCAAAGTCATCAGAAAAGATGTCAATAGTGTCCTCAAATGCCTGTCTAACTTTCAGTGAGGCGGATTGAACTGCTTCGGTAACCGCATTTTTTTCCTCTGTGCTTAATTCTGTCACATCAAGTGATTGAAAGATTTCCACAGCCTGTTGTGGAGTAACAACAGAAAGCACCTCTGGGCTGGTCGCCAAAGCGACAGCCTGCTCAGGAGTTGGTGGTTCTTCCTGTGCGAGAATCTGGTCAACAACTTGTTTTACCTGTTCGGTGGTTAACCCTTCCAAAGCGGCTACTAATTCTTCCGTGGTTGTTGCTTCAGCAATCAAAGCCAATACTTCTTCTTCGGCCAATGGCTTTAAATTTGGTTCCAAATTTGACTTTAGCGTTGTGGTAGTCTCTTCTGGTGCTTCAGACGTTGTGGTCACTTCCTCGGTTGTTGTGGTCACTTCTTCAACTGTCGTGGTTGTTTCTTCTGGAAGCGTCACCTCTGTGGTGGTTGTTGATTCTGGCTCCGTTGTGGTGGGCAAAAACAATGTTGGCTCTGGCTCAGGAAGAGTAGTACTTGTTGTTGTAGTAGTCGTCGTTGACGACGTTGTAGTCGTCGTACTTTTTGTCGTAGTTTCCGGAACTGTCGTAGTAGTAGTGCTCGTGACAGGGACAGTCGTTTCGAGGACAGTAGTAGTAGTTGTCGTCGTTGTTGGGGTCGTGGATGTTGTTGTAAATTCCCATAGTGAAAGATTACTTATCTGTAAGTGACCCGGTGCACAGCACGTGTCAATTGAATATTGCCTGAATGTAAATATGTCTCCAGCAACTACAGGCACAGTTAATGAACCCGAGGCTGTATTTTGTTGTGTCAATTGTGTGTAAACACCATTGACTGCATATTGTGGTGGGTCGTAGTAAGCCCCGTCATTAGTCCAGTAAGACCAATTAAACGAAACACTATTTACACCCTTTGGAATTGTGGTCTCAATTTTTGTCCAATGTGCTTGTCCAGAACAACCGTTACCATCTGGACCATTAATCAAAATTGAATTATTAATAACCTCAACAGAACCTGAGTTGAGACATGACTGCGATGCAGTCCAATCTCCAAGTGCATCTGCTTTTACGACGGTTGACCATAATGCGATTAATGCTACTGGTACAAAAATAAACCATTGTTTATTTACTTGCATTTATTACTTCTTGATAAATAGATGTTGCTTTGTTAAAAGAAATAGAATTAATTATTTCATTTTTTAATATCAATCTATCAAAATCAAATAATGCTGTATTGCAAAATTCTTTGTCAAAATGTGGTAATAAACTAAAATCTGGTTTTTCTTTTATTTCATAAACTGAACATATTTTATTTACAGTCGATTCAATATCTGTAATAAGTTTATCAAAATCAATAATGCATATACTATTTTTTAGTTCAATGCATTTATTTTGATAAGCGCAATACCATTCAAGTATTCTTTCCGCTCTATCAATTCTCGTGTCTTGTGTAAAATTAATCCAAGACGAAATACAGTCAACTGGATTTCTTGCAATAGTTATTACATTTGGTTTAGTTTCGAGCCAAGATATATTATGTTCAAACCAATTTACTTTTGTTTTAGGAAATAAAATTCTTAACACTTTTACTAAAAAGTGATTTCCAGAACGTGGGAAAGAACCTACACTTACCTCACCCATTGCTGGAGTTCTTCATTCCATTCCCACCATCCATCTTCGGATGGATACTGTTGTGGGGCAACCCAATTGTTTGTTTCATCTAGTGTCCAAGATGGAAATGGTTGAGGATATGATGTTGTTCTGCGAACAAACACATCATTTTCTTCATCATAAAAATAACCAATTGCAGCAGTTATACCACGAAACTGATTTCCGTATGATGTTTGTTTCCAGTTGCCATCAATTCCAAGCGAAGCAATAAATGCTTGACCAATTGGTTCAGAGCCTGGAAAATTTCCGCCACCACAATCACTGTTATCAACTTTTATTACTGACATAACAATATTATTTTCATCAATTTGAGCAAATGAAGCCATTATGCAATCCTGTATCTAACAACGACTAAACCTTGAACACCTGCACCTGATGTAACGCCACCGCTACGACCTGCACCACCGCCACCATAGTTTGTTGCTTGCACATCTCGTGCACCACCAACACTGTATGTGCTACTTGCACCATTCACATAGGTACTGGCACGACCTGAACCACCTGCTCCACCAGAAGAACTTGTACCAGCCGAGCCAGCACCGCCACCCCCTGCTCCAAGGTCACCACCAGCAGAACCGCCAGCATTTCCCTGACCTGAAACCCCTGTTCCACCAGTGTTTCGTGAGCCACCTCCCGACCCACCGTTTCCACCGTTGAAATACAGACCACAACCTGCACCGCCGCCAGTTGTTGCATATGTTCCGTTTGCAAAATAACTTTGAGCGCCGTAGTTGCCAAAAGCGTTTACAACACCTGCACCACCACCACCAACTACAACAGTATAACTAGTCGCTGCAAGACCAATTCCAGTCCATGTGTACATTCCACCCGCTCCACCACCAGAACCACGGTCACCACCACCAGAACCAGCACCAGCAATTACAAGCGTGTCAACGGTTCCAAAAGAACCAACAGTACTAACCGTAAATGTTGATGTTCCGGTAAAGGTGTGAGCACGATATGTGAAACCACCTTCTGCGTAATCGGCAGTTGTTCCACCACTAGCAGACATAAAGATTGGGTTGGTTGTTACCGATAAACCAGTTGAACCCGGACCAGAACCAACAATGTTTACAGCACGAAGATAAATTGTGTAAGCAGTATTTGCTGTAAGACCACTGACCGTTACTGGAGTTATAGCATCTGCTGGACTGAGTGCAGTCCACGTTGAGTTGTTAAATGAATACTCGTAGTTAGTTATAGCCGACCCACCATCATTGGTAGGTGCTGTAAAGGCTATGGAAACACTAGTTGTTGAAGGTGTTCCGCTTAATGAAGTTGGAGCATTAACAGGGGCGGATGCGTATGGACCACCAATTGCAAGAATTTGCATATTAAGCCGCCGTATTGCCGATAAGAACCCATTCGTCAGTAGCAATCTTCAAAAGAGTTGCTGCTGCATATTGACCGTTCAATTTTAACTTTGCACCCTGTGAACGAATAGTTGCAGAACTTGAAACAGTAACCTGACCAGTATTAATTTGAATAATGTTCACCTGACTACCAATTGGAAATGCAACAGAAGCATTTGTTGGAACTGTCAAAGTAATTGAACTTGTACTATCCAAAGTAACATACTTTGCATTATCGGTAAGAGCAAGGGTATATGCAGTACTTGCGTTAGTGGTGCGAGAAAGAGCCTTGTCAACTTTGTCTGTGCTAGCCGAGTTGGCGGTAGTTTCAACAGTATCGAGAAGAGTCTTTACCGCAGTAAAGTTTCCGTTTACCTGTGTAGCAACAGCAGGTGTTCCACTGGTAAAAGTGTTTGGAATAGTTAGAGCCATATCAATATCCTCAGTTCGTTACCTAACCCCAGTAAGCCTGTTGGCCTACAAGGGCAACTGTTCCAGTTGCATCTGGAAGAGTTATTGTTCGGTCGGCAGTTGGGTCTCCAGCAGTTAAAACTGTTTCAAAAGCATCTTCTGTAGTTCCTTCAAACTCAATTGTGTGAGGCGCCGCAAGACGAAGACCATGAATTTCAATACGAGCACCACTGGCACCTTGAATACTGGAACCAACAGCCATTGTTACCACGCCAGAAAACGTTGGACTAGCAGAAGTAACCAAACCTGTGTTTGTGTAGGTTTTAAGGTTTGCTGCAGTTACTTTTTTAGTTGTAGGAGTACCAGTCGTATCGGTAACTACAGGAATAACATCGGCAGCCGCAACAGATGTAGTTTCTGTCAGTGCAGTAATTTTCTTATCAGGCATTACCAGTCTCCAATAAAATGTAATCTTCTGTTTCTAAGAGCAAATCGTTACCATCGTCTTGTTCCAGGTTTGAAATCAAGAAATCATGGTCATTCCAAAACGTATTAGCCAAATCTCCAAGCGTGTTGCCAGTAGCACCACTATCAAGATAAACAGTATTTTCTAACGTTCCTCGATACTGCAACCCTTTATCCAACCAGTAGGCATACAGCAAATCGCCTAATGTTTGTCCTGCTGTTGGATATAGAACAGCCAATTCACGAAACATTGCATCGTTAGTTGTCGCCATAATCCCTCACTTCAAACACCGCCATCTTTGGCTGTGCCTTATCGTCAATCCCGCACGCTGGACAAATCCAATGTGTAGCCACAGGTGGATACTCTTCGCCACACTCTGGGCATTCAACCATGTTCACAAAGCCTTCAAGTGTGTACGTTGAGCCTTTTCTCGCTCCGCTACCGCAGCAATCAAAGAATCCAACTCAGCATCAGAAAGTTCTGCTGCTTTCTTATTAGAGTTAACCGTTACCGTAGGTGGAGCCATACGGTTAGTTGCCTGCAAATACAACTGTGCAGATTTGGTGTCACCGTCTAGTGCTTTGGCGTACAACGTGTCTAGGAGTCTCTGAGTGCGCTCAGGAGACCCCTGAACTTCGTCCACCGCTTCTTTCCACTGACTGAGGAAGATGTCTTTTTTTTCCCAGCGGCGGAGTGTCTTAACATCTACTCCGACATGCAAAGCCATCTGTTTCTTTGAGGGTGGCTGACGCTCGCTCGGAGCAGTCAGCAACCAGTCAAGGTACTCTTGTTGTTGTGCTGTGAGGGTTAACTCTTCGTTCTGTTTCATTGCTAATAAGGCTGTTCGTTACAACCACTGTGCGTGGTTATATTCTCACTGTGGGTTATGTAACGAAGTGGGGGGAGGGTAGGGAGGGGGGAAGACAAGACATGTCCAACCTCGCTCCTACAGAGCGAAGGTTGGCTCGTAGGCTGCAAGCACAGGTTCAAAGGACAAGTAAAATGGCTGAAGAAAAACTAATCAATGGTTGTCCTCCGGCAACACAAGACATCACTGTCAACATTGCCAATCGCCAAAAAGCGATTGACAATGCAAATTACGGTCCTATTACGCCAGCCCTTCCAAACAATGGTTTTTGGACCAAGAAAGCCAAGATGTGGAAAGTAACCCTTCCCGAAGTTAAGAAAGCACGTTGCAAGAACTGTGCCGCCTTTATTCAATCCCCCGACATGCTTTCCTGCATTGAAAAAGGACTTGGCAATGAGCCAATGTCATCAGCATGGGACGTTATCAACACAGCCAAACTTGGTTATTGCGAAATCTTTGACTTTAAATGCGCAGGAGACCGAACCTGTGATGCTTGGGTAACAGGTGGCCCAATTACCAAGAATGCTTCAATAAGGTCAAGCCGTGGCTAAAACCGCAGCATGGCAACGCAAAGAAGGCAAAAACCCTAAAGGCGGTTTGAACGCTAAAGGTCGTGCCTCATACAAAGCACAAACGGGTGGAACGTTGCGAGCACCAGTCAAATCTGGAGATAACCCTCGTAGAGCATCATTTCTAGCCAGAATGGGCAACATGCCCGGACCAGAACGTAAACCCAACGGAGAACCAACCAGACTGCTGTTATCGCTTAACGCTTGGGGAGCATCATCTAAGGCTGATGCAAAAAGCAAAGCAGCAGCAATGAGCAAAAGACTGAAGGCTAAAAATGGCAAGTAAAAAGAAAACCCAAACCAAAATTACCAAAGTTATGCACGAATGGAAAACAGGAACATTACATAGCGGTTCCAAAAAAGGACCAGTAGTAACCAACCGCAAACAGGCTATCGCTATTGCAATCAGCGAACAACAAAAGGCTAAAAAGAAAAAAAAATAAACATAAGCCTTATTTTATAAGGTTAGCATCCCTTTTTTTAGACCCCCACCCCTATTTGAAATATTGTGCTACGGCTACGGGCTAATGCCATCCATTTAATCGAGCCATGCCGGGGCCCCCATGCCCCCACCTCTTGCACAAGCCACATGTTTTTATGTGCAAATAACCATGTATTTACTGGTGCGCCCAAATACGAATAATGGACACAATGTATATGTAGAAGGGCAGTCAAGTAGACGACAGTCCAATACAGAAAGAGAGTGAGCCTATGGTGCTATATGAAGATGGAACGATTATGAGTGATGCAGAAGTTGATGCCATGATATTGCTAATTAAGCGTGGCGAGACTGTAATCACTAAAGAGAATGTGCGTGCTTTGCTTATCGCAAGCATTAGCGAATAGTTGTTACTTAGTACAAGCGCATAACTGATACTGCGATATCAGTTATGCTCTTGCTAGTGAGTAATCACTGCGTGTGAGTTGCGCAACAACTCCAAACACAAAAGGAAAATAGAAACATGTCAGCACAGAAGAAAATCACCCGTACCGATTACATGACCAAGCATGAGCCAAAAATACTTGGCGGTCAATACGACATCATTCTTGGTTGGTTCGGTGCAAGTAGTGAAGCAATAAAATTGAAAGTGTCCGCAAGTGAATACGCACAAGTGAGCATTTCAGTTTGCAATTCAGGAGAAGCACGACACAGCAATAACACAATCCGTCAGAATGTCACTGCAGGAATGAAGTTGCTCAAGAAGTACGGAACTATCGACAATGCAATTATTGCTTGCGAAAAGACATATGCCACTGCATCTTGGAACAGCCTAAAGACATTGGTTGCAGGAGATGGACAGCGTGCAAAGACAAGCAAGCCAAAGCAATTTGATGCTAAGCGTGAGGCAAAGAAGTACACCAAAGCGCAGTTGCTCAAGATGCTTGAAACAAAATAACTGATACACCAATATCAGTTTCTAACTCTTGTGTGAGTTAGCGCAACATTGTGTAGCCCCCTGCATAGTGTTGCGTCATGTTCACACAATGTGTTCACGGGTTCATCACTCCGTCAATGTGATAGAGAAAAGAGATAACAGACATGAAATCAGTACAAGAAGTAATGGAAACAAAGACATTCGTTGAGTATAAAAATGATAAATATTCAATATGTGGATATATTCATTTAGAACCTATTGAAGGGTCGCATATTCATAATGAAGTTAAGTCAAAGTTTACAGATGTTTCAATACTGGACAAAGAAGGCTTGAACTCAATGTATTTACCAGAATTAGACCAGCGTGCATTTAGGAATATGCTCAATGAATTCGTTGGGCGTGCTTCAATGGACAGAATTGACGAATGGGCTAACGCTGTTCGTTATGAAAGAAGGTATGACTTGTACCAGGGTTATCAAAATGCAATAGCAGATTATGTATACGCAACAGGAGAAACAAAATGAATTGGTTCGGATTATTTACTATGGCAATGATTGTCGTGCTTGCTGTGTGGGTGTTTGCCTACGAATGGGGCTACGAACAATGCGAAAAGGATATGCAAATGTCTAAAAAGTGGATTATGCGTAATCACCCAACGAATGGAGAATGGAAATGAATAAAGTGAAAGCGTTAGTCACATCA